ATCCCATAAGCACGCTTGTACTCGTCTGAGATATACTGGAGCAGTTGCTCCTTCTCTGATAATTGATCCCACTCTCTCATTATGCTACACTCCTTTGTGTTGTATATTCTACTTCCTCTTGGAAAGCATTCTTACCTGGTACAAATCTTATCATCCATTCGCCAGTGTCTTCACACTTGAATCTTTTCTTTGTAACATTTGCCCAGAACTCGTCATTACCTTTCTCTTGTAATACAGCTGACTTGATCATCTGATCCTTAGTAATGTATCCACAGAGATAGAAGTCAAGCAACATATCACCGAAAGGTACTCTACCATTAGACTTCCATCTAACAATATCACCATCAAAGAAAGCCTTCTTAGCATTACCTTCGATTGAGTCACCTTCGTATGAAGGAAACTTTGCAGAAAGTCTATCTGCTTCAGTAGCATTCTTGTTAGTAAACAATCCAACTTCAGCTCCATACGGAATAGCTCTGTAGCTTCTACCAGCTAACGTATATTGGTCATCAGGTGACACACCATTAGCTGCTTCTCTTCTAGGCTTCTCTTCCCAGTTATAATAGTCTTTTACGATTTCAAAATTTTCCATGCTTTTCTCCTTACTTAACATACAACTATTATCTCCAATATCCGATTTGAAGTCAACAGTTATATGAAAAAAAAACCAAAAAAAAGAGGAGCCGAAACTCCTCTTTAAAACAATATGTAACCGAGATTACATTATGTTGTTAACAAGTACTCTTCTGTAGTATTTGTTTGCGTTGTCATCTAGTGCACCAGCTGCTGATAAAGCAGTTGTACCTCTAGCAAATGGGTTTTCAATAACACCATAACGTGTTTTGAATCCGATTTTTGGTTGGAAAGTATTTTCCCCAACCGCTCTAACCATTTGTAGTGGAACGTATGGGCAGTAGAATAATCCAGCGTCAAATGCGCTTGATCCTTTGTAACCAACTGTCATGTAGTGAACACCACTTGATGGAGTGAAGTATGGATCGATAAACACTCTAATTCTACCGTTAAGAACACCAGCAAAAGTATTACCTGTGTCATCAACTTGTAGGTTGTTAGAGTTTAAAGCAGGAGTATAATCTAATACACCAGCCATTTGAAGAGCAGAAGCGACATCAGATGAACATAACATGATGTTCCCTTTACCTCTTCTTGTTCCTCTTGCGATCTCGTTAGCTTCTCTCTCGATTTGGAACATAAGACCTTTGAATTTTTCAACCATCCATCTACCATTTGAGTCGACATCTAAGTCGAAAGTACCAGCTGAGCTAACATTTTGTTGAGCACCAGTAACAGCAACTAGGTTAACTGTTCTGACAATCTCTCTGTTAATCTCTGCTAGAATCTCTGTAGATAAGATATTTGCTAATTCAGTCTCAGCATCAAGACCATGAATTGCTTTTAAGTCTTGTGCTAGTTCCATAGAGTATTCAGCTTTTAAAGCTCTTGATTTAGCTGTAACAGCAATTTTCTCGATTGAGAAAGCCATTTCAGCAAAAGCAGTATTACCACTTGAACCAAGTGCTTCAGCTTGAGCAATTGACATACCTTCAGCAAAGTTATAAGAAGTACTGTTACCTGATGGTTGAGTACCTTCTTGAGCGTTACCTAAAGTATTGTTACCAGAACCTGCGACCACAGTTGAGAATTCTGTATTTGCTTCGTTGTAGAATGCTTCGTCTCCAGATTGGTTTGTATATCTGCTTCTCATAGCAAATATTAAACCTGTAGGACCTGTCATAGGCTGAACACCTACTAGGTCATACGCAACTAGATTTGGCATTGCTCTACGAACTAAACTAATCAATACTGGGTCATAGTTATCTATGCTTGAACCAGTAGCGTTAGCTGGAGCAGCCTCTAATAAAGATGATGGACCAAATGATGCATCTTCTTTAAGAGCCTTCTCAGTGTTTTCCAAACAAACAGCTGTAACTGATTTCTTGTGACTGTCCCCTATCTCAGGTAGGTCAGCATGCTCAATTATTGGTTGCCATTTGGACTGTAGTTCTTCGTATTGGTATTGCATTGTTGCCTCTCTTATTTTACCTAACGTTATTTTCTAACAGTTCGCGATATAGCGTCTGCATAATTGGCTATAGACTTAGGTAGTACTGGAGAAGTTTCCTCATCCAATTCTACTGGGTCTTGATCTTCAACGTCTGAAGATGTAGCCGCCTTATTGTCGAAATATGATTCTTTCAAAGTGTTTAACTTCTTCTCAAAATCTTCGACGTTATCATAATCTAAACCTTCCGATAGAGCACGGAGTTTTTCAATTTGGGTTTCTGCTAAGCCATCTGTAGCTTCAGCAAAAATGTTCTGTACTTGAGCTTCGATTAAATCGTTACCCAATGATATCTTAGAAGATGTTTCCTCTTCTAATTTACCTTCTAATTCTTCGATTCGATTCTGCATGTCTGTGAGTACATCTGAATCAGCGTCTTCTGGAATTACTACATTGTGTGCTTCCATTAGACCTCTAAGGCCGTTCATGAAAGATTCTGCTACTTCTACTTTTAGAGAGCTCTCTATAGCCACTTGATTCTCTTCCATCCACTGCTCACTTAAGTAGTTGATGTAATCATCTACTTTAGTTGACATATCTTCTGCTAGATCAGCTTTAGCTTCTGCTAATTGCTCATCAAATGCAATTGAATATGTTTCGTTGATTTCAGATACTCTAGCGTTTACTGCTGCTTCAAAAACAGTTTCTGCTTTCTCTCTTAATTCTTCGTCGAGATCCTCTCCAAAGATAGCATCTATATCTTCCTTAACTCCGCCACCATGTCCTGGTGCCATACCTTTTGATCCTTGTTGACCAGGTGTTACTGATTCAGCATCTCCTGATGGTCCACCAATCTTACCTTCGCCTGCAGCTTTATCAGCTTTACGCTTAGGAGCTTGGTTACCTTTAGCAGATATTAAATCTTCACCTTTTGACTCAGATCCTGATTTCTCGCTTGAACCACCTGGGTTAGGTGCCGTAAAACCAGCAGCTTTGTCTGCAGGTCTTTTATTGCTTCCTTTAACCACAGGATCAGCGACAGCTGAATTCTCACCGCTGGCCTTAAACTCGTCAAGTTCAACTTGCTCTTCGGCCACAGCTTCGATTTCTGTCTGATTCGAACTTTCTAGTTCATTAGCCATTTTTTTCTCCTCGTAGTTTGAGTCTATACTTATTTGTATATTTATTTATAAATTATAGGTTTACAGGGTATTTAGGAATTTTTCGAACAGTTTTATTGAATTTTCGTTCAATTTTCTGACCGATTCGTTCCCGGTTCTTACTACTTCCTCTATAACTGCTTGGCTCTGCCAAGAGTTAGTAGCGGCGTCGTAAACCCACTCTACTCCTTCCATAACACCATTCACAAATGCGTTTGGTGCAGAAGGATCAGCGACAATATCACCTGCTGTAGCAAGTTGGAAATCACCCTGTACCTCATTGATCCCATCACTGTTTAGTCTTAGAGACCCCATACCTCTTGATGAAACACCTAAGTTGGCACCTTCATCAATTAAAGATTTTACAATCTTTCCGTATGGAGTATCCATGATCTTTGCTTTACCTACATAATTGTTACCTTCTCTTTTAAGGTCCTTCATCATATGTGAAACTCTTTCTAAGTTAATAGTTGGTCCTTCTGGATGGCCAAGCTCTCCATATGCTCTGTTGTTTTTTATGTAAGTGTCGTTGTATCTATTGACCTCTTTATCTAATGTTTCCATTGGATACATTCGGCCGTTTCTGTTCTTAATGCCACCTTGCATGAAAATTCCTTCAATAAAGTAGTTCTTTCCACTTCCGTCTTTGGCTTCTGTTATCACTGCTGCTACATTATCAAAGTTTTGTTCTGCAATTAGCTTCATATTATCCCTCTACTGATACCGCAGCTGCTAACAAAGTAGCTGCTGATCCAAACACTTCATCTGTTGGATCTTTCTTTAGTAATACTGCTTCAGCTGGTGCAACGGATATCATACCTTTAACAACAGCGCCAGTAGATACTGTACTATTAGCTGATGCTGTTTGTATTGTTACGTTTCCAACTGATGTATGATTGTTATATACTCTAACTACAGTAGCACTATCAATGTTTCCTGCGTGAGAGTTGTTTGCTACAAGGGCTGCTTGTGAACCTTTCAGTTTAAGTATCTCAGCCATTGTCTTCGTCTCCTGCCATTTCTTGTACTGTTTCCATTGCAAACTCTACTGCTGCATCTGGATCATTGTCAAGTAATTCGTCGTATGCTTTTAAATTGTCTTCTGTCAAGTTATCTCTAACGAAGTCAACTGCTGCTTCGGCTGCTTCATAAACCTCAGCATCTTCACCATCTTGGTAATGTCCAGCACCAGCGTTATCATGAGTCTTATCTTTCTCAACGGTACCACTGAATACTGCTTTTTGTTCTGCTTCGTTTTTAAATGCTGGATGAAGTGTTTTTTGAATAGAGTCAACGTGCTTCTCTACAAATCTTCTTTCTGCATCAGACTTTGGATTAGCATAGTTAGAGACTGTTCCAGCTTGAAGTTCTGGATCAGGGACTAAGTCTATCTTTTTTAACTCGACTATTTGTCTAAGTGATTTCATTATTCTTCCTCTTCTTCTTCTGATTCCTCAGGTTCTATTTCTTCTTCACTTTCATCTTCAACAGGCTCTTCAATATATTCCTGGTCTGCTTCATACTCTTCACCATCATCTTCTTCTGGTTCTAAGTCTAGCTCAGGTTGAACCTCGACGTCTTCTTCGTCTTCAACTGGCTCTGGCATCTCTTGACCAAACATATCATTTGATATTTGATCTTTCATTGCTGATACTTTCTCGCCAACTTTATTTAGCAAGATATCATTTAATGCTTCACCAGCTGCATTTGGCTTGTCATCCATTGCCAAATCAACTACGTCTTTTGCTGTTGCATTATCACTCATAATATTCTCCTATTATATTTATATATCTTACGCTTGCTCCGGAGGTGCTTCTGGGTATCCATTTGACTGTTCAGGTGGCTGTTCGCCGGAATTAGGGTCCATTTCTGGTTCCATTTGCGGCATATCGTCGTTTCTTTCCTGTTCAGCTTCAGCATCAGCTTCCATTTCTGCTTGCATTTCTTCAATCTCATCTTCAGTTTGTCTAAGGAGATTTTTCTTAACCCAATGAGTACTGTAGTATTTTCCTAAGTATGGATCTACGTCATTGACTGCTCCTAGCTTCTCTCTAAAGATTTCTAGTTCTTTTAGTTCTGAGAAATGACTATCAGTTACATAATCATATCTCATTTCTCTTCTTAGTTTAGGCCAATCATCTGCTGTGATTATACCTTTAAGAATTAATTGTTTTTCTAAAGCTGCTTCAAATAATCTTGAGAACTTAAGTCTTATTCTTCCAATAAACTTTTGGAATTTAATCTCGTCTCTTGATATCTCTGAAGCTCTACCTATAGCGAAACCTGTCTCTGCTTCTAATCTTGAGACTGGTACGTTTAGTGATCTGTATAGTTTCTTTTGGAAATATAGAACGTCGTCCATCTCTCCAAGGTTCTGTCCAGCTGGAAGAGTAGTGATCTCAGTACCCTTCCCGCCTTCTCTTCTTGGTAGCCAATAATCTTCTAACATTGTCATGAACTTTCTATCATCTCTGAGTTCACCTGTTGAAGCGTCATACACAAGTCTATTCTTGTGCTTGGCCATCATATCTCTTAAGTATTGTTCAGCCTTTATCTTTGGTAGATTCCCAACGTCAATATAGAATATTCTTCTCTCTGGTGCTCTTGATATTCTGTATATAACAGTTGCGTCTTCGAGTACTCTAAGTTGGTTTAAAGGTTTAATTGCTTTGTGTAAGTGTGATAATACCATTTTATTATCTTCACTCATTAAACCAGATGTGCAATGTAATATACTATCTTTAGCTATCTTTAAGCCTTGTGTAGTACCTTGAGCGGGATTAACAACTCCTGGACCACCTTTGAAACCTTTCTCGTTGTAAAGATAGTACTCTTGTTTTGTTTGATGTAATTGTATCCTATTTGGCCCTTGTCCTCTGTTCTTTTTCTTGACTTGCCTTACCTTTCGGATTTTTCTAGGATCAATATATCTTAATTCTTGTATACCATTTTGGACGTTTGCTTCGTCTATGATAACGTGATAATATAATCTACCGTCGATATACCAATGTCTGAATATTTCATAAGATTGTCTTTCGAAGTCTAATAAGTCTTTGACACTATGGAATTCTTCCTGTATCTTTTTCTTAATACTATCTGAAACTTCTACTTGATCTAGGTCTAATTCGACCGTGTGTGATTCTGGATCATAAACTATTGATTCGTTGACGACATCATCAATAGCATTTTCGCATTCAGGTTGCATAGCCATCTTTCTGTATCTTGTTACTAGCTCACCTTCTGTTTTAGAAGTGTGTTCTAGGTCAACATACTGACCATATACGCCACCCTCAGCAACTACTACTGCACCGTCGTCTTCTGATTTTGGAACGAAAGAACCCAGATCATTGTCTGTGGTTTTTCTTTTGATTTCGAAACCGAATAGTTCTGCCATGTTTACCTCATAATATATTTATAGGGGATATAGTATCCCCCATAAAAGAGATAAAGGCAACAGTTAAGTTGCCATTATCTTTAATTTCCGCCTGCGTTTCCTGTAGAACCACCAGATATCTCCCACCAGTCGTACTGGAAGGTGACCTGGAATTCTTGAATGATATCAGTTGCGTTCCAATCAACTTCCATTTCAGTTATGTTAACTGGGAAGATACCATTGAAGGTATATTCTCTGATTGGTACTCCAGTTTTTGAATACTGAATAACCTGTGCACTTGACTTATATTCTAAGTCTGCAGCAGATCCAAAACCTCTTACGTTTCCTAGATGTGAGTTGATTGTTTGCATCCACTCTTCCATTGCGTTTCTAATTAAGAAGTCTTCATCATTCATGACTGTTACGTTCCACTCTGCAAATGTTCTGTCTCCAGCTATTTTGACTTTTCTTCCGAAGTATGGTATTTCAATAAAACCTAATGTTGAAGCTGGAACCTGAGAAGCCCTTACTAAGAAAGGTGTCTTAAGATCGCCAGCTGCATTTGCTGGGTTCTGAATATTAACTTGGAATAGAGTAGGTCTTGCACCACCTAGTGCTAACTGGGACCTAATTTCATTAATGTTAAATGCCATTTTGTTCTCCTATTCCTATTTATTAAAACTGACCAGTAATTTCATTGAACTCAACACCACTTCTAACCGCTACAAAGTTTAACTGTATAAAGTTAATACTCTTAGATGGTTTGACATAGATGTCACCAATAAATTCGTTTCTATCAATAACTTCACCTGTGTTATTTGTTTCGTCACAAACAACTCTGAAGTCTTGAATTCCTCGTCTACCTTGAATATCTCTTAAGAATGGTTCGACCAAATTCTTAAACTGTGATCTTGTAAACGCGTCATTAAATTCAAACAATGTGAATTTAGCTGCTGTAGATATTGCTTTCTCTAAGACTATGAATAATCTTCTTACGTTTATTCTATCAAATGCAGATGGTTTACCTAGTAATGTTTTATCACCAAACAAGATTGTACCTTGTCCTGGGAATGTAACTACTGGGTTAATATCTGATTGATATAATAGGTCTCTATCAGCTTTCTTAGGATTGAATGGAAGTTTAACTACATTCTTAACTCCACCTCTATTGTATCCTGCTGGTGAGAACCATGGGTCTCTTAGAGTATCTGATCTAACTGCTAGACCAGCAATGTCTCCGTTTAGTGGAACATATCTGTATACATCATTATACTTGTCGTATGCATACTTGTATCCGCTATCTATGAATGCGTAAGATGAATTTGTTAATGCATTTCTATATGCTATGATTGCATCAACTTCTCCACCAATGTTATTAACAACATCTGCATATGCTGGTGATGCAAATAATACACAGTCTTTTCTCTTCTCACAGATATTATCTATGATGTATTTTGCTAGACCTGCATCATTTGTACCATGCATTGCTTTACCTTGAAGTACAAGACTTATATCAACATCTTCTGCTGAAGTGAATATATCATATCCTGCTACTAAGTTTGCTAATGTTTGGCTTCCTTCTGCAACTGAGTCAACACCTAACTTAAGTGAATCATAGATTGCATTATCAGTATCTAATGCTGCCATGTTTACTGCTGTATTAGTTGTAACTAAGTTTGTTGCACCTTTAGCATATATCCAAGATGATCTTTGTTTGATAACATCAATAAAGTAATTTGTTTCACCTGATTCTGTTTTTGCGTCTGTTGCTCTTGAAACTGCTTCGTATACTTCTAAAATAGTTCCTTTTGTTCCTGTGATATCTCCATCTTCGTCTGAGACTACTACGTGAAGTTCATCTCCAGCTCCACCTTTGCCTAATGTATAAGCAGATGTACCTGGTGCTGATCTAACTAAATCATAATGCTTCCAATATCTATCAAAAGAAACAGTTGATAAATTAACTGCTCCTGTATAATTTTCTTTGAAAGTAAATGTTGTTGTGTTAGCAGCTGTTACTTCTAAGTAGAACACTCCGACTGTAGAGTTACCAAATTTAATTTTGTCTCCAACTTGTACAAGTGAAGTACCACCAGATGTTGTTTCGTTCTGTGAAGTAGTTGCAATGTTATTACCTGCAGCAATGGTTAAAGTACCAGTTGAACTTTCTAGGTAATCATTTGCTGATCTACAGACTGAAACTTGCAAGCTGTTTCCAAGTGCTCCTGGATATCTCGCAATAAAGTGGTCATTACTTGTTATAGTGGCATCATCTATTTGGTCTTCATTCTTGACTAGTATCGCAGCTGAACTACCGTTAGATACGGCGTTCTTATGAGTTGTGTCATGAACTCTGTTCACAAATAGTTTATTACCGTAAGCTAAAAAGTTAGCTGCGGTAAAAAATGTTTCTGGGTTTAATGACCCATCAGGTTTTTGAAAACGGTTTACTAATGTTTCCTCACTGTCAATTAAGACACGAGAATCCACAGGTCCCCATTTAAAAACACCTGCTATTGCGCCTTCTGTAGTAGAAACTGCTGGTACTACTGTACTCAGATCAACTTCTGATACATTTACGCCTGGACTGACCTGAAATGCCATTTCGTTCTCCTTTAATTTCGGTAGATTATAAAGCTCTGTGTATATTTATAAAACTTGATCTTAGAAGAGTGATTCTTTCTCGAAGTCCCATCCTTCTACAGTAACTCGTTTACCACCTTTAAATTCGTCGTCTTCCTGCCATTCATCATCTACATTACCATCATCTATTATGCCAAATGGTATTAGTTGATCTTCAATGGCTTGTTGGTTTAATTCATATAAGTTCTTTCTAATATCTATATCAGTTAGTTCTTTGAAGTA